ATACTATGACGCTTGTCTCAAAGCTTACGATGGTAATCAACTTCGTGTCGATGAAAACTTAAACCTTCTATGGCTACGAAGAGAACCAAACCAAACGTGCCCTTATCTTTCTACCTTGTTGGGTGTCAGTGGACAGTCAAGTACGTAGAAGACCTGAGTGAGTACGGTAAATGTGACTGTGCTACTCAGATCATTCATCTTCGCTCAGGTATGAACAAGAATTTCACTGAACAAACCTTCTGCCATGAACTCGTTCACGCTATTATGTTCGCTATGGGACATACACAGCATGATGAGGTCTTTGTAGATGCCTTCGGTGCATTGTTACATCAGTATGAAAGGACTAAGTTATGAAAATGTTTCTTACAACAGATGAGTGGTATCCTGTATATGGGTTTTCTAAGGAAGATAAACCTTATTTGAGGCAGTTAGTTGTTGATGTTCCTAAAGAACTTGTTGATGAATGGTTGGAGGCTGAACAACTTTTTGATGCTGTTCAAGAAAAGCTTTCTAAGCTCCCAAAAACAACAGTTGAACCTACAGAAAGACTATGGTAACTCGTAAAACAACAAGCTCTAAACGAGCTAATGCTTTGAAGCATGGGTGGCGTAGCGGTCTTGAAGAAGATGTCGCTAAAGCCCTTACTTCAGCAGGTGTTCCTTTCACCTACGAAGAGATGAAGATCAAGTACATCAAGCCAGCGAGTGAGCATCAATATACTCCTGACTTTGTGCTCGATAACGGAATCATCGTAGAAACTAAGGGACGCTTCCTCATAGCAGATCGTAAGAAACACATGCTGATTAAACGGCAACAACCACACTTGGATATTCGTTTCGTATTCTCTAACAGCTCTCAGAAGCTCAATAAGGGTTCACGTACAACGTATGCTCAGTGGTGTGTTAAGAACGGCTTTGAGTACGCTGATAAGACAATCCCTGAACATTGGATCAACGAACGACGAAGGAGTGTTCACGATGGACGTAGAATTAATCAAGGAAAATGATGACGGTAGTGCAGACTACCATGTCAATATGAGCAATGAAGAACAAGCACAGCTGTTCCGATTTGCTTTTATAGAGATGCTGAAACGTGGAATTGAAGAAGGAAAACAGTATGAGTGCAGTGAAGCTAGTGTGGGTAACACCGGATGCGGAGAACAAAGTTGCGTATATGGCCCGTGTGTCAAATCCGGCAAATCAGAACTCCAATGCGTCTGCGACCAAATTGATAAAGTACCTTATTGATAATAAGCACTGGTCACCATTTGAGATGGTTAACGTCTGCATGGAGATTGAAACTACTCGTGATATAGCTCGTCAGATCTTACGTCACCGTAGCTTCTCCTTCCAAGAGTTCTCACAGCGTTACGCAGTCTCAGAAGGGTTCATTCAGGACTCACAAGCTCGACTACAAGACACTAAGAACCGTCAGAACAGCCTGTACTCTGATGACATCAGCTTACAGAACTGGTTTGAAGGTGCTCAGCGTAGGTTAGTCACTGAAGCTAAGTTCTTGTACACAGCAGCCTTGGAGAAGGGTATCGCTAAAGAGTGTGCTCGTGTGTTCCTCCCTGAAGGTCTAACGATGTCTAAGATGTACATGAACGGTACTCTGCGTAGCTGGTTACACTACATTGACATCCGTTGTGATTCTGCAACACAGAAGGAACATCGTGAAGTAGCTGTTCAATGTCGTGATATTATCTTTGCTGAATTCCCTACAATCAAGGAGCTGTATCTTGGCAAAGCTGATAGTTCACTATAAACCTCCTATGTTCATCCCTGATTGGACCAAAGGGTACAAAGTGTACGTAGTAGATCATCCTCGATTAGGGTGTAGAATGATAGAAACCTCACCAGTTATTAAAGACTACGGTAACGGAATCTTTGAGACACAGTGGGTTGTCTATCACCCTCAAGACGGAGATTTCAATGACACTTGACCAATATTTTCATTTGATTATCAACAAACCTCGCATTGTCGAGTTCAAGGAGCCAGATATGTTTGAAAAGACTAAAATGTTCTTCACTGAACAGATTGAAAAGCTTAACTCACTGCTAACAAAACCTACTGCCTTTGTAGAAGAAGATCCTCGACTGTACGAAGATGGTTATTGGGCTTTTGAGATGTACACGCCTGAATGGGTAGACGAGAACGGTGAGACTCAGAAGCCTGTTCATACAGTGCTTATTGAGCCACATGAAGGTACTTGGATTGAAGTCTTGGATTGTATCTTAGACGCTATGGAAGCTAATTACGGCTACAACATCAAAGAGCAAGTCTACTACTCAGTTACCTTCCCTTTGAATGATCCTGAATGTGCTGGTTACACTCGATGCTTGAATGATGAGTTACTTCAACAAGTTCTCTTGGCTCATCCTGAGCTGTATCAGTCTTACATTTATGGTAACAAAGAACAGGATCTCTTCGCATGAGGATCTTATGTATTCCTGATACGCAATGCAAGCCAGATGCTCCACAAGATCATTTGACTTGGGCAGGTAAGGCAATCTGTGAGTACCGCCCTGATGTGGTGGTTCACTTAGGGGATCATTGGGATTTCCCTAGCCTTAGCAGCCACGACAAAGCAGGTAGCAAGTACTTTGAAGGTAAGCGCTACCTAGCTGACGTAGAAGCAGGTAATAAGGGCATGGAAGTGCTCTTAAAGCCTCTCAAAGAGCTTCAGGAGACTCAGAAAAAGTCCAAGCATAAGCCGTACAAGCCTCGTATGGTCTTCTTGAAGGGGAACCATGAGAACCGACTCACAAGGGCTGTTAACAATAACCCTATGCTTGAAGGTCTACTGACCTATGATGACTTAGACTTGAAAGATTGGGAAGTACATGAGTTCTTACACCCTGTTTTTATCAATGGTGTTGGGTTTAGTCATTACTGGCCTGTTGGAGCCATGGGACGGCCTGCTGCTTCTCCTGCCGCTATTATTAGCAAGCTGCATATGTCTTGTGTCGCTGGTCACCAACAAGGTAAGCAAATTGCCTATGGTAAACGAGCTGATGGAAAGCCTATCTGCGCTATTGTTGCTGGTTCTTATTATCTACACGATGAGGATTATATGGACCAACTTAGCAACCGTCATTGGCGTGGCCTCTTAGTCATGAATGAGGTAGAAGACGGACACTTTGACGAGATGTTCCTATCAATCGAGTATTTACAAAGGAAATACAGTGAGCAGTAAACCAACAGTTAAAGAAATTGAGGAATACATGGCTTCTTTAAACATCCCCCTTGAGCAAGGCTTAAACGGTACAGCTGCACAGGATCTTGATCCTTTATACGATGTAATTAGTAAACCAAAGCATTACATGCTCTTTGCCGCAGAGGATCTGCATAAGGATCAAGGTATCGAAGTACGTGATGTGATTGAGAAGCTAGTAGGGAAATTTGGGAATAAGGGTTTTGAATTTAACTATCCTGCAAACTCTACGCTTTTTGAGTCAGATTATGTACAACTTATGCAGTACTTAATGAGATTCATGGACAAGAATGGTGTAGAAGACCTCAAAAAGGCACGTTGGTATCTTGACAAAATGATCGAAGCGTATTAAGATACGTGCCCTCTTCAAGAAAGTGTAAAGATGGCTCAAAAAGACCCTGAAGCCCGTAAAAAGTATCACCAAGAATACTACAAGAAGAACAAAGAAAAGCTTGATGCGTATAAACAACAATGGGTAGAAGAAAACCCTGAGAAGTCTAAGAAACATCAAGAAACTTATACGGATAAGAGCAAAGAGAAACGACAGATTTGGCAAAGAGAGTATCGCTATGGGCTTTCCCATGATGTATTTACAAAGATGCTTGCAGAACAGTCAAGCGCTTGTAAGATATGTGAGCGATCATTTGAAGGCACTAAAGTTTTCGTAGATCATTGCCATTCAACAGGATCTGTAAGGGGTCTTTTGTGTCCTTCTTGTAATACGGCTTTAGGGCTAATCAAAGACGATCTTCTTTGGTTAAAACGTGCAAAAACTTATTTAACGGAAAACCCATGACAACAGCAATTACACCTTGGTCTTCAGTAGGCTATTTGACTTACAAACGCACATACGCTCGTCGCTTGGACGAAAATGACATCAACAGTCCTACGGAAGAGTTTCATGACACCGTAGAGCGTGTTATTAAAGCTTGCGACAAGCAACTCAACTGCGGTTTTACAGAGGCTGAAGAGCAGCGCTTACGTGGCTACCTCTTGGGTCTTAAAGGCTCTGTAGCAGGTCGTTTCTGGTGGCAGCTAGGGACAGATACAGTGGACAAGCTTGGACTTTCAAGCCTTCAAAACTGTGCTTTCCGTACAGTGGATAAACCAGTCGAGCCTTTCACATGGGCTATGGATATGTTGATGCTTGGCTCAGGCGTTGGCTACAACATTCAAAAAGAAAATGTTAATAAACTTCCTCCAGTTAATCAAGATTTTAAGTGTCCTTCTCGTGTTGTCGATAGTGGGGCTGATTTTATTGTCCCAGATAGTCGTGAAGGCTGGGTTGCTCTACTTGGTAAGACACTCAAAGCTGCTTTCTTGGCTCACTCGTCAGGCAAACAAACGTTCACCTACTCGACACAGCTGATTCGTTCTAAGGGTGCAGCCATCAAAGGCTTTGGTGGTACAGCATCTGGTCCAGAAGACTTGGTGTGGGGTATTAACCAGATCTCTAAGGTGTTGGAGAAACGTGCAGGTAAACAACTGCGCCCTATCGATTGCCTTGACATTATGAACATCATTGGTGCGGTGGTTGTTGCTGGCAACGTTCGCCGCTCAGCACAAATTGCTATTGGAGATGCAGATGACGTGGAATATTTACTTGCTAAACGATGGGACTTGGGAAATATCCCTTCATGGAGAGCGATGTCTAATAACTCAGTTGTCTGTCACGACATCGGAGACTTACATGATTTCTTCTGGGATGGTTACGAAGGTAAGGGAGAGCCTTACGGACTCATCAATCTCAAGCTCAGCCGAAAGATTGGCAGACTGGGAGAGACACAATACCCTGACCCGAAGGTTCAAGGATATAATCCTTGCGCAGAACAGAGCCTTGCTGACGGAGAAACCTGCTGCTTAGCTGAAGTGTTCCTGCCTAACATCACAAGCAAAGAAGAATTGCTTGATGTGTGTAAACTGCTCTATCGCATTAACAAACATTCGTTGGCATTAGACTGCCATCAGAAAGTTACTGAAGCCATTGTGCATGAGAACATGCGCATGGGTATTGGTATCACGGGTGTGCTGCAATGTACCGAAGAGCAAAAATCATGGCTAAGTGAAACATACGGCAAGATTCGTGAGTTTGACAACGAGTACTCAGCTAAGAATGGCTTTAATAAGTCTATCAAGCTGACCACTGTTAAGCCCTCTGGTACTCTGTCTCTATTGCCCGGCGTTACACCCGGATGTCATCCCGCTTACGCTCGTTTCATGATTCGTCGTATCCGTATCAGCTCTAACCATTCGTTGGTTCAAGTCTGTAAGGATCATGGTTATCATGTTGAGTATCAGCAGAACTTTGATGGCACAGAAGACCGTTCAACAGTGGTTGTAAGCTTCCCATTCCGTCACCCAGATCACGCTGTGTTGGCTAAGGACATGACGGCTATCTCTCAGCTGGAGACAGTTAAGTGGTTGCAGGAAGTCTGGAGTGATAACTCTGTGTCTTGTACTGTGTATTACCGTCCTGAAGAGCTTCCTGAGATCAAGAAGTACCTCAAGAAGAACTACAAGACAAACCACAAGTCATTGTCTTTCCTGTTACACTCAGAGCACGGCTTCAAGCAAGCTCCTTTGGAAGAGATCACTGAGGAACAATACAATGAACTGGTTGCCAATACACGAACTATCACGGCTATTGACGAAGCTAATATTGGCCTTGACGATGCTGAATGTTCGACTGGTGCTTGCCCTATCCGATAAAGGAAAAAGATGAAGATCGTATACACAAAAGACAACTGTCCAGCGTGTGTGCAACTGAAGACAAGGTTAGCCTCGGAAGGGGTTGACTTTGTTGAGGTTCACTTAGGTTTGGATATGAGCATTGAAGCCTTTAAGGAGAAGTTCCCTACTGTGCGCTCAGTGCCTCACGTAGTAGATGCAAAGGATGAAACATGGTGATTAGCTTTGAAAGACTAGACCAACAGTGGAACCCTATGTTCTATTACTTAGGTAAAGCTATATCAGACGCAGGTAAGGAGTTCTCTCAGTGCCTAGTGTCTAATGAGCAATTTCCTCAGTTCATCAAAGCAGCTGAGGCTTACTTTAAAAAGGATCTACTATGATTATTGACTTCAACTGGTCAGGAGGTCTTGTACTAGGTCTTGTACACACGGATGAGGCTATAGTGGAGACTGACGAAGATGAGTATGAGTTCTGTCAAGCTATCATCATTCATCTAGGATTCTTTAACATAGCAATCCTGTTCTATTAACGAAAAAGCCCACTCAAAAGGTGGGCTTCTTTGTTTCAGCTTAGAGTTTAAGCCTTGTGGTATTCCTCTTCAGTGAGGATACCTGCTTTGTACTTGTTCTCTGGCTTGTAGATAGTCAGTTCTTGTTGACGCATAGCAGGGTCAAAGCTGATGTGCATCCAACGACCAAACTCATGGATCATCTGATCAAACTTGATACCAGCCTTCTTGACTTCCTGACACAGCTGGTAAGGAGTCAATTTAGAGCTAGATACGTCAATAGCCCAACCATCCATGTGAGAAGAGACTTTAGAGCCTCCAACAGCCACGTTAACAGCTGGTAGACGCAGCCAAGAGTTGATCTTCAGAGGGCCAGTAACAGCTCGAAGTTGCTCAAGCTTCTGAGCAGCTACTTTCATGTTCTCCAGCTGGAGAGCCGATGGTTGATTGTCGATACCGTTACGGATAGCAGTTTCGCTATAAGTAGCTTCTTCGAGTGTAAAGTGTTCACTGAGGTTCATGATTACTCTCCTTCTTTAGGGGCTGGTGAGCTTTTACGACCAGAGATAGCACCCATAGCACCAACGCCCATGAAGGCAATAGCTTTGAGGATCTCAAGGAATACAGCGTCGATAGGAGCTAAGTCACCTGTCTGCTCTTCAAAGCCAATGAGCCACAGGACACCGAAGGCAATAATCATTACCATACATGTGATAGAACGTACAACGAAAGCCCATGTACGGATTTCAATCTCTTGTTCTGTTAGAGGTGGCTTGTTAATCCACTGTTGAATTAGTTCTTTCATTTACGTCCCTTTCTTGGAGTGTTTTAAGATATATTTAATAGCATTAGCCATTAAGTCAATATCGTCTTTAAAATTGCCGATACCGTGATTGCACATATTGCACAATAGTTGTCTGACCTCGCCAGTAGCGTGATCGTGATCTATAACAAGTTTCTTTTTAAACCTAGTCTCATCTTGACCGCAAATAGCACACTTATGTCCTTGTGCCTCAAGCATGGCGTCATAATCTGACAGTTTTATACCGTAGGTTTCACGTAAGTATTTACCACGTGTACGCTCAGGGTCAGCTAAGTCCCACTCTTTACGGTTCTTGTTTGAACAAGCTCGACAATAATGCTGTAATCCGTCTTTTGATTTAGAACTTTTATTAAAATCTGTAAAGAGTTTACTTTCTTTACATAAATGGCAGATTTTACTTGTCACTCTTTGATCTCATTTCAGTTATCTTCTCTAAGCTTCGAGATCCAAAATAGGCTCCGAAGACTAACATGCCCCAATTACCAAGTAAGGTAACATAAGACTCATTAGCATTATAACCAAAAGCTGACATCATTGCAAAGATAAAATAACCAAAAAGAATAGCAATAAGAGACATTGGTCGAATGTTCTTAGATAGCCAGCTGTCAGAGTTCATGTCAGCTGCCCAACGCTCTGAAACAGCTTTCTGCTCTGCTTCAAACTCCCGACAGTCAATCTCTTTGAGCTTAGCTGCTAGTTCAGGATTGTCTTTAAGAGCTTGAGTGACTGCGCTAGGGGTAGCTTCAACGCCTAATTTAGAGGCAATAGCATTCATAGCCATACCACCCATAGGGCCCATGACAGCTGTAGCCAGAGCAGGTGCAGCCCCTTTGAGTAAGTTCATTAGTTCATTCATGGTCTTTTACACGCCTCTACAGCGTCCCTTACGATAATATATAGATAGAGTTCAAACGGTAAGATAATAAAGAACAGCAAGGTAAGCAGTACTAGGAAGCTTACGTAGGCTGTCTCGCTAGAAGAATTGCTATTGTTAGTCCCCATGTTTCCATCACTATTAAAGCCATAACTACGACCCAAGCTATTCTTTGTCTAATCTTATTGATAAGTCTATGCTTCTTGAGTACTTCCTCTTTACGTTGCTTTAAGGCTCTTAAATGAGTTATCTCTTGCTTCTCTTGCACTATCCCAAACATCTCAATAACGTCCGTATAGAGAGCACCTAGCTCAGGAGGACTCTGATAGATCATTACCTCTCTGATCTCCTTCTGAGCCTTCTCCATCTCCTTCTTAGCTATAACTAAGTCAAGGGAGACATCTAGTAGCTCATCAGGCTCAATGTACTGAGTGTCTATTCGTAACTGCTGCTCAGCTATCCTCTTATTAATAGCTATCATGGCCTTGAAGAACACCTTTAAGTTCTTAACTAACTCAGCCTTGATGTCCTGTTCACCTAGCTCTTGTTGTTGTTGCTTAGCAGCCTTCTTAGGAGCAACCTCTTCCTTAACTTCTGTCTTAATCGGAACATCTGGTTTACTAGGCTCCTCTGACGGAAATAACTTACTCTTAATGAATCCCCATATACCTGTGCTAACTTCAGTAACCTCAGTGGTTATCTTCTTTACTTCATCGAAGGTAGCTTTAGCTTTGAGGACAGTACCTTTATACTCTTTGTATAACTCACATCCCTGCTGGATAGCCTCAACAGCCTTGAGAGCACCAGCAAGGATTAAGAGAGGCATCAGTCAACCATTTGGAAGGCAGGCACTTGTTGTTCTTGTTGTACAGGAGCTTGCTCTTGTGGTACTTCATCGTCAACCATCTGAAATGGAGGCAACTCAGGAGTAACAGTAGGAGCAACAGTAGGGGCTTGTAGTTGAGCACCAACTTGTTGTACTGTACCTGTGGCTGGAGCCGTAGGAGTAGTCACCTTAGTCAGTTTATCCAACAGCTCAGCAGAGCCGGGGGTCAATTTCTGAGTCTTTAAGAAGTCAGCGCCTTCAGGAGACAAGAACAACTTCATCAGCTGGTCATCAGTCAGCTTTGTCTTATCAAGTAGTTGTTTAGCCACATCAGAAGACAACATAACAGCTTGGTGAGCACCGTAGCCTAATGTAGCACCAGCCAAACGAGCAGCTGGAGGAGCAACATCGCTAATGACATTACCGTCTGCCGTAGGTTGTGCCACACGAATACGGTTATTAAAAGCAGAGGCATCACGCATACGAGCAGTAAACTCACCTGCATTCACACCCAAAGCTGTAGTAACAGCATCACGGTCAGCAGGTTTAGTGCTATTCCAAAGACTTGTAAGCTTACCGAGATCAACTAGGCCAGCATCATCACGAGCTTTATCTAGGAAGTTCGTGTAAACTTGACGATCAAACTGCTTCAAAATCTCAGGATCTGTATCGCCCACCCATTGACGCACCGAAGCACGTTGAGGCGGTGTTAACTTTTCATATTGAGCAGCAAGAGTAGGAAAGTCTAAAGAAGCTGGATTAGAGTCTTTCAAAAAAGCAGGCATACCTTGAGCTACAGCATCGTTATAACGCTTAGCTGCCTCAGAAGTTTTATCACGAGCTTCAGTAAGGATTGTCAATGCTTTACGGTCATTAGGATCAGTAGCTGCACCCAAAGAAGCACGAATATCATCCTTCATGCCGCCGAAGATAGCTGCACTAATTCGTTGCTCAGAAGAGATAGACAAGTTTTGCAACAGTCGATCTTCTTTAGAAGCTTTCTTACCAAACTCAGACAATACGCCTTGTACTTGTTCAATGGTAACAGGTCGTACATTTTGCTGAATAGTTACTGAAGGAGCACCGGGGATAGTTCCCATAGTAGGGGCTTTACCTGCTGAAGTCACAGAAGGGGTAGCCGCATAAGGTACTTCAACTTGTACTGTCTTAGTTTGAGGCATACCAAGTGAGTCATACGTAGTTACAGTACGATTCTCAATACGAGTGCCTGCTGGAGTACCAGCCACAGTGTTACCTTTGATGCCTTGATCTACCACATATTGTGTAGAACCACGAGCTTCAGTAGTAAACGTAGGAGCAAACCGTTCACGAACAGCTTTTAAGGCTTTAACTGAATTTTCAGCATCAGGGGTATTCTTAGCTTCAAACTCTTTAATTAACTTATCAATATTAGCCACTGTTGTCTTAGGATCAACAATAGCTTTACCGCCGCCATAACCTTTAGCTTTATCGTACAAACTCAGACGTTCAGGATCAAAAATAGACTTAGCTACTGTCTCTTTAAGACCGTCAAGTTTATTCTGAATTGTTTGTACAAAACCTGTAGCTGTTTGTTCCTTAGTCAGTTTACCTGTCTCAGGACGCACACCAGACAAAGTTTGCTCTGTAGCTCCTTCACGCAACTTCTTGAGCATCTCAGCAAACTCAGGCTTAGTTTCAAGCTTTTGCATAGCAGCAGCTACGATACCGTTGTCAGCACCTTGACCTGTCAACATGAAACGCTTGAGAGCATTACGCTCCAAATCAGGCATATCAGTAGGAAGGTTCTTCATCAAATCATCAAACTTACGGCCTTCACGCCAAGCTTTCATACCCTTCCAGCCGCCACGACCTAGCAGCTGCAATAGGTAAGCGCCTGAGGCCAATGATTGTGGACCGCCTTGTGATTCGATACCAATATCAGCAGCTGTTAAGCCAGCTCCAAGAGCTATAGATTTACCTGTATTGCCGGGTGTCAGAAGACCTGTAGCAAGAGTACCAACGCCTTGACCTGTACGGAAAGGAACTAATTGCTCTTGACTCTGAGGCTCAGTTACAGGACGACCAAATTTAAAGTTAGTCATTGCCTGAGCAACTTGAGCAGGAAAAGTAGCAATAGGTAAAGCTAAACGAGCACCTTGACGATTGAACTCAGTTCCACCTTGATAGATACCAGCCATCAAACCACGACCTACACTACCTGCTGTGCCTGATTTAGCCACTGCAAATTGCTTGTTAAGGTCAGCAAATTGTTGACGTAACTGAACGTCCTTTTCACGTGTAAGAGTGCCAGCAGCTTTCTCTTGTTCGTACACACGGGCTATAGCGTCCATACGCTGAGCAATAAGCCTACGTGCTTCCTCTTGTGTCTTTGGAAGTTTATCTGCCATTGGAATCCTTATTTATAATCAGCAGGGAGTTTCTTAGCGGCAATCAAATTAGCGATCACCTGCGCCCGAGTATAACCTTTATTTGCATCCATATTACGCTTAATACGTCCTTCATAGTCTTCAGTTTGAGGCTGCAACTGAGGATTACGTCCAGACATAGCACTAGGCTTAGGAGCAACGTCAGGACTATTAGAAGGAGCTTGTTGAGACTGTGTCTTACTACGTGTAAGTTTAACTTCTTCATCCATAGCCTTTTGAGCACGTACAAAGAACTCTTCAACTTTCTTCAAATCAGTAGCATAGTTAGCTGACTTAGGATTTAAACGACCTAAGATACTTTGAATGACTTCCAATTCTTTCATGTTCAAAGCGCCCAAACCAGAAGCACCTGTTTTAGACTCTTGCTTCATTTCTTTAAGCTTTGTCAATGCAACACTGGCTTTAATCTGCTCTGTGTTATCAGCTAAAGTCATAGCGTCAGAAGTAGGAAGACTTGACAAATAAGCACCGTAACCTGTTGTCTTATTACCAATCAATCCTTTTGTTTGAGTAATAGTATCAAGAGTTGTTTGTAGTTGTGCAGAGCCAGCTTCCAAACTATTTAAACGACCACGACGAGCCTCTTCAGTAAGTGCTGCTTTCTCTTCAGACAACGGAGTAGTAATAACACCTGCTTTGCCTCCTGCTGCACCACCACCGCCTGTCATGAACTTACCGATGTTAGGGAACATGGAAGAATCAACTGTAGGAGGTACAGTTACAATAGTACCGTCAGCTTGCTGGAATGTCTTGGGACGACTAATATCACCGAAAGCAAGTTTAGCCTTGTTAATCTCAACAGGGTCTACCGTTTCGCCACGAGCTAGTTTATCTTCTACAGTGGAAATAATATTACGTTTCTTTTCAGCGTCTGCTTGAGAGGCTTGGAAGTTCTCATTCTTAGTGATAACAGATTGGTCTTTCTGGATACCTGTAAGTTCTTTATACTTACTCAACAAGAAAGTAGACAACTCAGGGTCATTAGCTGACATCTGAATGGCTTGTTTCAATGAATTAGGATCAGCCATGTTGACTTGCTGAATAAAAGCTCGACGTTGTGCTTGACGTTTCATCTGAGGGTCTTCAGCACCCATCAAACCACCAATGACATTACCTAGACCGTAACCACCTTGCATAGCATAGAAAGTAGCAAGACGAGAAGGATCCATTTGAGAAGCTTCAGCCGCTGTTCTCATAAACTGCTGACGTTGAGCTTGCTGGATCTGTTGTGGGTCAGCGAATAAACCCATTACGCTATCTGTAGCCATTATCGTGTCTTTCCTTATCAGTTAAACCAAGAGTTCTGCTCATTAAGCATTTGAGCTTGTTGAGTATTACTGTTAGGAACTTGTTGCATATAAGAACTCTGCTGTCCATAAGCACCTTGAGGTGTACCACCGTAACTAGGAGTACTCCACCAATCACTCAATGCTTTATTAACACCGGGGCTTTGTGTAAGACCAAAAATACCAGCAGCTGTAGGACTTGTACCCATAGCGCCTTGCAATGTCCTAGCAGCGTTAGTGCCGCCTGTCAACAAAGCCTGAGCAGCAGATTGACCGCCTTGAAGAGCACGACCACCAAGCTCTGAGCCGATAGACAAAGGCTGCATACCCAAGTTCTCTACGGAACCCATCAAACCAAGTGAAGTCTGGAATGGAGAGTAAGCTGAAGACAACAAACCTTGACCGTAAGTAACTTGCTGTTGAGCAGCTTGTTCAGCACCAGCAGTCAAAGCAGCATTCTGCTTAGCCAAGGCATTGTAGTAAGCAGCCATCTCAGGGTTAGTAGCAGCCATATCACCAGCTGTGGTAGCACCTGTAGCTAAGCCACTACGTCCTGATTGGAACAAGTTATTACGGATACCAGCTAAAGCTTGCTCGTTCTCAGGGGCAAGTAGAGCCTTCTGTTGGTCAATGTAGCGTTGACGTACAGCTTGAGGATCTTCACCAATGTATTCACGACCAAGAGACAATAGACGAGAAGTATCGCCTAAGCCAGCCTGTGTCTGTTTAGAAAGGTAATCCTGATACTGTTGAAGCTCAGGAGACAACGTATAATTAGCGCCTGTGAGCCTGTTACCGTCCATCGTGAAGTTAGATGTACCAAAGCGATTGGTGATACCTACAGGACGGAAAGCAGAAGCATCAGCAGCTAATTGAGCTGCTCGTGTCTGAGCATTTGCGGATGTACGTGCCGCATTCTCAGCAGCGTCTGCCTGTATTGAGGCAGGACCCATTCCAAATACATCTAAAGCTGGCCCTAAAGCTGCACCCATAATTCTTACCTTTCTAGTGGTGTTTTATTTATAGTCTTTGTATATAGTTTTTCAAAGAACGTATAACCGAGATACTCAAATAACTTACTATTGTCTGAATACGTTTTAGTACCGTAGACAACACGATTGACATTCAACTTACCTAGCTCTTCTTCAGCGAACTGGAAGAGCTTGATGCCTAAACGACCCTTACGCTTATCTTTACGTAAGTAGTAGATGTCTTCATGAGCTACCATGCAAGTCTTATAATGCAAGGCAGTTTGAATCACGAAGATAATATAACCAATCAACTCACCGTCTTCACGGCAGGTATAGCAATAAAGGATACCTGCGTTAGCTAGCTTATCGTATCTCAAGTAATCAGGATCTAGAGGGAAGTCTTTAGAGACTCCAAGCTCTTCGTAATGCTCTGGATACAGCTTGATAAGCTCTGGCTCAATATCGTGATAATTTTCTACGTGGTAGGTTATCATACAGGTGCTCCTTTAAAAGAGCTATATTATACCATAAATCTGTTATTCATAGAGAATATTAATAGAACCAGCATCAAAGGTGTCAGTACCACCAACGGTTGTGATACGAACGCGATCTAATGTAGATGTTGTGGTTTTGTTTCCAACGTATAAAAACACGGTTCCTTGCGTACTTGTGCCAATAATCCCACTAGCCACCCAAATATTTCCAGACACGTTTGTGATAACCAAGTGACCAGACACTAAAAAAGTAGCGGCTTGGCTGTTGTATTCCATAAGGAAACCAGAAGTAGCGTTCTCCGCACCCGCTGCGCCAGAATAGCCGCCAGTAACTACACCAGCAACTGAGTTGTAGCCTGTAGTTTCTACTGAACCGCTACCCAATTGAGTTTGTATTGCGCTTGTACCACTAGTGGACACTCCATTAAACATCACGGTGATGCGTTTAGCCCAAGAAGGGATGGATGTGAAATCAACATAAGTTCCAGAAGCTGATACAGATGTACCTGAAGTAATTAAACTATCGCTTAAGACAGTACCTGACCCTAGTGTTTTATTTGTAAGAGTCTGAGTATCTGAAGTTCCTACAACTGTTCCAGAAGGCGCTGTTTTACCAGCCCAAGTTGTCAAATCAGCGTCATAGGCTTGTACATTAGTACCAATAACTAGCCCAAGGTTTGTACGTGCATCTGAAGCCGTTGCAGCGCCTGTTCCACCTCCTGTAACAGCCAAAGCATTAGTTAAAGAAAGTGTAGGAATACCAACTGTGCCTGTAAAAGTAGGACTAGCTAAATCAGCTTTAGTAGAAATAGCGCTGCTTATTGCTACCAATTCATCGTCAATTTCAGTTCCTTTAACAATTTTAGCAACGTTCCCTGAAGCCAAAGAATCTTTAGCTGCAAAGTCTGTGACTTTAGAATAATTACTCATCTTGTTCGTCCAATCTTACAAAATACGTCCAGTTTTTGAACGCTAATTTCAAAATTATTTATTGATACTTCTAAGCCAATTTGAAGCACGTTACCGCTTCCACCTGTTTGAATCTTTTGATTATTAAAGACAATACCAGAAGAATACTCGGCAATACCGTACTCAGCTGTACCATATTCATCAGGGCTTGATACACCTAAATAAAAAGGAAGTGAACGATATGACTGAGTATAATCAAAACCATACTTCAAAGCTAAAGAAGCACCTGAAGCACCTACAATGGTAAAGCCTACTTTTTTAAGTAACTTTACAGTAGAAGGGGTTCCTAAATCAAAGTGACTACTATAATAAGCCATTCGGTAGGTGGCTGTACGATCAATATATCCACCATATGCACCAACATATCCAGCATTGCCTATTAATAGTTCTTTAGCTCTGTTAGAGAACAAAGCTGTAGGGACTAAACTCCAAGTAGTGACTCTTGCTGCTCCATCTGGAAGGGCTTTACGCATATCAAAACAATATGTCGTAAATGAAGCAGGAAATGTAAGTAAGTAGAAAGCATGAACATCAGAGTACACTGCTTTAATGTTAGCTAAAGTATCTTGAGAGGTATCCCGTACAAGGTCATCACGAACATTGGCACTAATATCTCGTAAAGGTGCAGACTTTTCTTGAACTGTCCGAGCTAATGAGCGAACACCTGAATCAGACAAAAATATTACATCTGATCCCGTAACTACAATAGAATCACGAGCACAGCAACCGATACCACTTACATGGTCAGATAAAACTATAGCTGAAGGATCTTTAGCATTAGAATAAACTAAGATTTGTCTACGACCAAATACATACAAGAATCCGTTATGGGCTGCTAATGCTGTAATCTCGTCTGCACCGTTGGGCCAAACTTGAGATACATCAAGATGCCCTGAAGAACCTGTATTTAATACATGGCCTGCAAGCAAATCAGAGAACTGAATAGTAGATTTAGAAGTGGCGTTATTAGCTGACCACGTACGACCATAGGCGCTAATGACACAATTATTACTAGATACAGTTCCCAAATAACCTGTCTTCTCAGTTATACGTTTGTATGTTGTTGAAGATGTTGCAGGATCAAATACTAATGGGTCATGTCCAGACTGATATAAATATAGACAACCACTCAAAGGAGCCATCTGCCAGTTGCTATCTGTAATTGTAGGAGCAGACCCTCCACCGCCATAGGTAAGCTCTGTAACTGTAGAACCTACAAGTTTAAACAGTTTATTATTACCAGCAAAAATAATATACGATGAGCCGTCATTATCAATAAGCTCGCCAATGGCCTTAACAGACGCTGAGCCTAAAGTAGCGTTTGAACTGTGCTTAGCTGTCCACCCTTTACGAGCACCAATACGTCCAAACTTATCGATAACGCAGTTGAGAGCTTGCGTGGCAAATCCTGACTCAAGAGACACAGAGGAATCTTGAGTGTTAACCCCCATAAAGCCGGGAGCTGCAATAGACGATGCTACTAATTGTTCAGCCATTACGGTGCAACCCAGCTCATTTCTTCTTCGTATCTATTACGCTCAATAGCTACTGCATTAGCAAGGGCAGACTTATATAGCGCATACGCCTCAGAAGAAAGATTTCCACCGTCTTCACCACGCTCCGCAATAGCTTTAGCATATGCAAGCATATCAACCAAATGAGAAGGAACCAAAATCTTAGTTAAATCAGCTGTTAAATCTTCTTGTGGGATAATTAAGTTAAAACGAACTGTATAAGTAGAATCAGGAATAGGAAACAGATCTACCTGAGTATCCCCGTTTGAATCTACACCGTTAAAGTTATAATAAAGAGGAGAACCACTTTGGTTATTAGACAATAGAAACTGCTTATTCATCCACTTAGTGGGCGCATAACGTATCTCATTATCTGAAGTATCGTTCAATATGTCAATAACACGGAAGCGAGTACCCGAACCTGCAAGAACATAATTAAAAATATTTGGCGTAGTTACAGCTGTCAAGGTATCAGATAACGAATTCCAATCGTAAGCATCTTCTACGTCACGTTTAGCATCGTTGACAATAACACCTATCATTGATGAGTAAGGTGTTTCAGAAACACTCGACACAGTAGGTTCACGCAACCTACGGAGAACATTATTAACTATGTCTAAATAAGTAGCCATCAAATACCTTCTTTCTTGAAGAGTTCAAAGGTGCAGATAGTAGAGAAAGTACTTCCAGCTTCAGACTGCATCATTACCTTATCGCCTTCTTCCATAACAACGTAAGCTCCACCATCTTGACGTACATAGTTGCCAGCTGCGATAGTACCGTTATGCACGTAAATGTCAGCTGTTGCGCTATGGTCAGTCCAATATACTGCAATACTTTTAGTTGAACCTGAATTATTAAACAAGTACATCAAGTTCCACTTAGCGTAATAGCCAGTAGGAACTGTGTAGACAGTGGTAAGAGTGTTTGCAGTAAGGTTTAAACCTACTGTGACAGGACGAGCCATTATATTTACTTCTTCTTAGCTTTGTTCTTAGCTGTACGAGCACCACGTTGGGGCATTTTAGCCTCGCTCATGGCAATAGCGATAGCTTGCTTACGGTCTTTAACGACAGGGCCACCCTTGCCACTATGGAGAGTACCTTCTTTGTACTCACCCATAACCTTACCCATCTTAGCGTTTTGTTTCTTAGTTGTAGCCATATCATATATCCTACTATAATTATTCAGATTTGTCAATAGATTTAGTTACATCAGCGTAAATTTGATACACTTTATGACCAATCATTAACGCTGTGTATATCAAAGTAGCCCATAGAACTAGCTCAGATACTTGATAACCAGCAACCGTAGCCAAGCTAACTGTCACTGGAGGTGCTGCTTTAGTTACCAGAGCTACTCCTGTCTCGGTTGTAAGGGTGTGGTCAGCCATTTACCTGCTCCCACGTTAATAGCGCTTCATTCCAAATATAATCTTTTCCATCTGATGGATATGGAGTAGAAGCTTCCCATAAACAAGTTTCTTCATTCAATACCCAACTTTCAAATGGTTTTGGTGGGATAAATGCATTGCGTTCTTGATCGTATGTGTAACCAATTCCTGCGTAGTTTTTTCGGAAGGGAGTACCACCTAATAAATGAACACCTCCGTGTGTGTTGAAGCTGGTGCGCTTGCAAACCTGACCACGGAACGAACCATATTGCTGTTCCCAATCAAAATTGCCTTCATCCTTTCCAGTAATCACTTCTGTGACCACGTTGTTTTCGTCTAGAAAAGCGTAGTAAGCCATATCTTTGCCTTAAGCGAATTGAATACTGCCAGTGCCAGCAGTAAAGGTTGTGACATTATATCCGCCAGAAGATGCAGTCGTAAATGTCAAACCACCGCCGGGGTTACTGATGGTTAAGGTATCTGGGTATTGAATAATAACTACACCAGAACCGCCTGTTCCAGAAGTTGTGCTAGTTGTTTGATTGTGACCACCACCGCCACCACCAGTATTTGCTGTTCCAGCAACAGCAGCAACCGTTGAATCTCCGCCTCTACCGCCTCCGCCGGAACCCCC